ACTCACGAGAACCACGCTTTGTGCGGATGATGCGCCGCCGTCACTTTGCCCACTGGAGAGCCTGATGCCGACAGACCCGACCGACACCGTCCCGCTCTTTGGCCGCGCTGTGCCCGCGCCGGCCTTCAAACTCCTGCTCCGGCTCGAAGACGAGGGCTACGAGATCCGGGTGGACCCCGCGACCCGCGAGCTCTGTCTCGCCCCGCGTGTCCCTGCCGAGCTACGCCCAGCCATCACGCGACACAAGCACGACCTGGTCTTCCTCGTCGAGCAGGTGCTGCTGCTGGCTGCACAGGATGATGCGTAGCCTACAAGACCTACAAGACCAACAAGACCTACACGTCATGGCCCACGCCCACATAGGTCTGGGACTGTCGGGACTTGTCGGGACTTGTCGGGACTTGTCGGGACTTTGGACAGGGCGCAACATCCCGACAGCGGCAATGAGGGGGGCTGGAATGGGGCGAATCATCGTCCATGACTTGATTGTTTCCGGCCCCCCGGCCCGGTTCGGGCGAGTTAGGGCAGTTGCCCAACCCTGTCATCGTCAATCCATTGACGCTTCCTGGTTATATCGTCAACTAATTGACGATTTAGTTAACATAACCCTCATTATTAGACCCACTTACCCCATAACCATCACGGAATAAACGTTTTGGCTTGTCATCCTCGCGCAATGCGTGGTGCCGCCACGCCCCACAACGGTGCCTGTCGCGGCGTAGGGTGCGCGGGCCACGCGCCAGCCACAACCACTGTAAGCTGTTGCCCTGTAAGGACTTGGGCGATTCGGGAATGGGCCTAAAACCAAATTTCTTTTCCAGTGAGATTTATTTGGATCGGAAAGCACTTTGGGTTTTGGATATAGCATTAGCCCCCATGTGTCCCCAAGGCTACCCGTGACACCCCCCGGTGCCTGGGCGGTGCATGCCAGGTTGCACCATAGGGGCGAGAAACGTGATACCGTCCCGTGTTATGGCACCGCTGCGTATTCCCCGGCCGCCAGTCCCGCCGAAAGCGGCGAGTGGACATGGCGGCGTACGTGCGGGGGCGGGACGGCCACGGGGCACGACGGTGGCGAGTGGGGGGTCGCGGATCTACCGCCGGACGGCAGAGCGGGAGGAGCTGTTGAGTCTCTGGCGGGCGGAGGTGAGTCGGCAGTTTGAACCGCTGGTGCAGGCCCAGCTCGCGGCGGCACAGGGCGTGACGCATATGGTCGCCCGAGACGATGAGGGACGCTGGATGACGGTCACGGACCCCGAGGTGATGCTCGAACGGCTGAATGCCGGCAAGGAGGCGTATCGGCTCTCGGCCATCGCGCCGAATGCCACGCTGATCGGGCAGATCATGGACCGCCTGTTTGGGCAGGCGCGTCAGAGCATCGACCTGGACGTGAGCGCGGAGCCCTCCCGGCTCTCGGATATTGAGCTGACAGCCTCGATCACGGGACTGCTGCAGAAACTGTCCCCGCCCGCGCTGCCCGCAGCCCAGATCCCGGCTGAAACCGTCGAGACCAGCCCGGACCCGGCACCAGACGACTCCCCCGCATCAGATGAGTGACTTGACCCTCGACGAACGGCTGCGACTGGACGCGCTGCGCGCCGAGGCGGAACGGCGCACCACGTCACGGTTCGCGACGTTCTATCCAGACGGCGACGGCCCCCTGGCGCGGTCACGGTATCAGAAACACCTCGATTTTTTCGCGGCGGGGACCACCAAGGAGCGGCTCTTCATGGCCGCCAACCGGGTGGGCAAGTCTGAAGCCGGCGCCTACGAGCTGACCTGTCACCTCACGGGGCTCTATCCGCACTGGTGGACCGGACGACGGTTTGACGAGCCCGTGGAGTGCTGGGCGGTCGGGACCAACTCGCAGACCACGCGAGATATTGTCCAGGCCAAGCTGCTCGGGAGCGTGCAGGCGCCGGGGACCGGGATGGTGCCCGCGCATCTGATTGAACAGACCATTTCGGCGCGAGGACTGGCCGGCGCGCTGGAAGGCGCCCAGGTCCGCCACGTCAGCGGCGGGCTGAGTCTGGTTGGACTGAAGAGTTACGAGCAGGGCCGGCAGAGTTTCGAGGGGACGGCGAAACATGTCGTCTGGTGCGATGAGGAACCGCCGCAGGATGTCTACACGGAGATCCTCTATCGCACCATCACGACCCAGGGGATGGTCCTGGTCACGTTCACCCCGCTCCAGGGCATGAGTGACGTGGTCAAGGGGTTCCTGGAGCCCGAGACGACCGCATCGGCCGCGTTTAAAACCTTTATCCAGGCGGGCTGGCGTGATGTGCCGCACCTGGACGCCTCTGAACGCGAGGCGTTGATGGCCACCACGCCGCCCTATCAGATTGCCGCTCGTACCGAGGGCGAGCCGAGTCTGGGGTCGGGCGCCATTTACCCGATTGCCGAGCGCGAGATTCTCGTCCCCACCGCGACGATTCCCGAAAGCTGGCCCCGCTGCTACGCGATGGATGTCGGCTGGAACCGCACGGCGGCAATCTGGGGCGCGACCGATCCGGGGTCAGGGCGCATTGTGCTCTATGATGAGCATTATCGAGGCCAGGGCGAGCCGGCGAGTCACGCCGAGGCGATCAAGGCGCGTGGCGCGTGGGTACGTGGCGTCATCGACCCGGCGAGCGCCGGGAGTAGTCAGGTCGATGGACGGGCGCTGATCGATATTTACGGACGGCTGGGGCTGCGGCTCGAACCGGCGCAGAATGCCGTCGAGGCGGGGCTGACCGAGACCTGGAACCTGCTCGTCTCGGGGCGACTCGTCGTCCAGGAACACCTGACGAATTGGCGCAGCGAATTTCGGAAGTATCATCGTGACGAGCAAGGGCGTATCGTGAAGGTGGCTGACCATTTGATGGATGCCACGCGCTATCTGGTGCTGAGCGGGCGGCACGCGATGCGACCGCCGCCACGACCGGCACAGCCGAGGCGCGGACACGCGACCGGTGAGTCGTCCTTAACGGATTGGATGGGGGCATGACCAGCGAAATGCAGCAGGCGTTGGACCGGTTCAAGGTCGGCTCGGATGCCGATAGCGACCAGCGGACCCGCGAGGTGGATGCCTTGCGGTTCCAGGTCCCCGAGTTTTGCTGGCCTACCGAGGTCAAGGATCAGCGCAAACCGCAGCTCATCGGCGGGGTCTCGATTCCGCAGCGCCCGATGCTGAGCATCCCGAGTCTCGACCATCCGATCCAGCTCGTCCTGAACGCCGAAAAAGCCGCGCATCTGGGCGTCTCGATTCACCCCCTGAGTGACGACGCCGAAGAAGAGACCGCCGAGGTCCTCCAGGGGCTCTATCGGCGCATTGAGGTGCAGAGTCGGGCGAGTCTGGCACGGAGCTGGGCCTTTGAACGGGCCGTCAAGGCTGGTCGCGGCTACTATCGCGTCATTACCGAGCCGGACCCGGACAGCGACGACCCCTACGACCAGCGCATCACGATCAAGCGCATTTTGCAGCAGGGCAGCGTCGTCCTGGACCCGTTCGCGCAGGAGGCTGACGCCTCAGACGGCGAGTGGGCCTTTGTGGTGAACGACATGCCGTGGGACACCTACAAGCGCCGTTATCCCAAGTCGGCGATGGCCGCCTATAGCGAAGAGGAGCTCTCGGCGGTCGGGATCTCGACGCCGTCCTGGGTCTCGGGAGACGAAGGCGCGTCCCGCGCCGTGCGCGTGGCGGAATACTACCGGTTGGAGTACACCACGGCGACCAAAGTGCTGCTGGACGATGGGTCGGAATCGGATGAGGACGCGATCCCCGAGGGCCGCACGGCCCGCGAGGGACGGGACGCCCGACAGCGCGTTGAGCGCACCCCGGTGCTCTACTGGAGCACGATCAACGCGGTCGAGGAACTGGAACCCAAGCAGGAGATGGACGGGCGTTATATTCCGGTCATCCCGGTCATCGGCCGCGAGCTGATCCCGTTCGATCAGGAACGCCGCTACGTCGGGATGATCGAGCCCAACAAGGACGCCGTGCGCCTCCAGAACTACGCGGCCTCGGCGGCTGTCGAGATGTCGAGTTTGGAAACCAAAGCGCCCTACATGATGGTGGAGGGGCAGGAGGAAGGGCACGAACAGGAGTGGCAGCTGAGCAACGTCAGAAATTTCCCATATCTCCGATATAGCCCCGTGAGTTTGAACGGCCAACCCGCACCGCCGCCGCAGCGGACCCAGGTCGATGCCTCCCGACTGGGACCCAGCATGCTGCTGCTGCAGCAGGCCCGTGAGTTTATCCATGAGGGGACCGGTGCCTATGAGTCGGCCCTCGGGCAGCAGACCCCGGCCGCGAAGAGTGGCAAAGCCATTCTCGCGCTCCAGACGCAGCATGATTCGGGAAGCTCGCACTTTATCGATAATCTGGCCGAGATCAGCCTGACGTATGAAGCCAAAGTCATCCTCGACCTGATCCCGCACATCTATGATCGACCGGGTCGGATTGCGCGCATTCTCGACCTGGAGGACGAGCCCCAGACCGTCATGCTGAACGCGCCGTTCCGGCGCGACCCCCAGACGCAACGCCCGATTCCCGCACTGGGGGTGCCAGCGATAGCCCCTGGCCCCGGCGGGTCACCGATGGGCCTCGGTGGACCCCCGCCCCCCCCCGGCGATGCTCCTCTGCCTCCTGGCGGCTCGCCGATGGGACCGGGCGGTTTTCCGATGGCCCCCGGTGGCCCACCCGTGCCGCCCGGGGCACCCCCGATGGGCCTGCTGCCGCCACCCCCGTCTGGCCGGCCGGTCGAGCTCTACGACCTGCGAAAAGGGCGCTACGGCATTACCGTCAGTATCGGGCGCAGCTACAAGAGCCGGCGCGAAGAGGGCGCCGATGAAATGGGCCAGCTCTTCCAGGCGAATCCGAGTCTGTTCCCGATCTTGGGCGACATTTATCTGAAATTCCGTGACTTTCCGGGTCATCTGGAAGCCGCGGAGCGGGTCAAGAAGATGCTGCCGCCGCCGTTGCAGGACCAGGACGAGGGGCCAGACCCCCAGAGGCTCCAGCAGCAGGTGCAGGAGTCGGGGCAGATGGTGGAGCAATTGACCAAGGCGTTGGACGAGAAAACGCAACTGCTCGCCACCGACGCGCAGAAGCTCCAGGCTCAGACCGCACAGACGCAGATGGATAACCAGGCCAAGCTCGACATCGAACGCATGCGGATCGAAATTGAGCGGATGCGGAACGAGACCGAGCTGACCATCACGGCCATGAAGATCAAAGCGGATGAGGCCGAGGCGCGGCTCAAGTCGGACACGCGGCTCGCGGAATCCGAGCAGTCCAGTGCGACCAAGATCCTGCATGATGAGACCGAGCACCAGCACCGGGAGGAGATGGCCGTGATTGACGGGCTCAAACAAGAGGCCGAGTCGGCGCAGGCGGACGCGCCCGCGACGGTCCTGGCTATCGAGATGACGCCGACAGACGAGGTCGAGTAATGCCCCCACCACGCAGACGGACCAACGGTGCGCTCTCGACCTACGACCGGGAGATGCTCCAGGCCATTGCCGACCGGCGGCTCGACCCCACTGACCCCGACGCCCAGGCCGTATTGCAACGCGTGAACGCGCAGACGGCGGTGACGCCGCCCCGCCAGCGAAACGTCACGGACTATTTTGACCCATTGGGTACGATTGCCAGAACAGTCGAGGAGAACGTCTTTGCGCCGGCTGCGACGGCCCTCTCGGAGGCCAGTCGCCCCGCTGTTGAGGCGATCACCCCACTCGCCGGGGCTGCGGTCAGGGGACTCGGCGCGGAAGTCAGTCTCAACCCGCAGGACTGGCCGACCACGACAAACAGGTTAGAGCAGTATCAAGAGCCTTACCGTGGACCCATCGGGACATCACCCCTTGACGAGGGGAGACCGCCCGTCGGCCCCACCACCACCGCGGGGCAAACGCTCAGCGCGTTGGGTGCCGTGCTCCCGTGGGCGTATTCCAGAGGGAGCGACCTTGTCACGGGGCAAGACCACGCGACCCCCGCCCCGAATATTTTCACCGAGGGCGAGCAGCCGACGTTCAAGAGCGTGTTTGAGGCGCATGGGTACCCGGGGGCGGTGCAGGACATCGGGAGCATCGCGGACCTCGTTGCTGATCCTATTGACCTGGCGTTTCCTGTGGTCGGCGCGGGCATGGGCCTCATTGGCACGGGGCTCAAGGTGGCGAAGAAAGCTGGCGGTGCTACAGCGCGTGGCACGGTAGCCCGTCGCCTCCTTGAGACGATGAGAGAGCCAGACCGTGCCCTTGTGGCGCAGGAGATTGCCGCGCAGTTTCCTCGTGTCGATGCCTACACCAAGTTGAATCGTCACCTTTCTCGGAACATGCTCGATGCGAGACTCTCGTCACCCGAGGGGTTGTCACCGGCCACGCAGCAGTTTGTGCGCGCCATCAGGGAGTCCATGGACGAGCCCATTGCCCCGCTGGAGCTTCAATCTCTTGCGCGTGGCGAGGACTACGTCCCCGGCCGACGCGTGCGACGTGGGCACACAAGAAGTGACACGCCGGACCCGGTCAACGCACCGAGTCGCGCTCGACGTTACCAAGGTGCTCCATCGGACGTGGCAACGGCAGCGCATGAGCGTACGCGCCTCAATCATTATCTAGCCCTAGTGAGGGAGGGTGAGAAGGGTGCGGATTGGTATGACACAAGTGGCGCAGCGACGTTGTTTGCGATGGGTGATGATGTTCCGCGAGCGCGTGAGATGGCCGACGTGGTGGCGATTACCTCGCCGGCAACGAAGGTGGACGTGAATACAGGCTTTGCCCTGCAAGGGGTAGAGCAGTTGGAATCCGGCATCCCAGTTTATACGGGCAGATTCCCTGCACGCGATAGCGCAGCGGTGCAGGCGTTACGTGAGGGCGGCGAGGTTACCGGACAAAAACGTCTCCCCTTTTCACAACAGATCCAACTGGGAGGTGGGTTTTCAGAGGTCGATTCTCCACGGTCAGTCCATGACATTTGGGACATGGAGGCGTGGGGGTATCAAAACCCTGACGGCTCACCGCTGCGGGAGGGCGCGTCTCCCACGCAGCACCGCTGGATGGACAGCATGACGGAAAAAGCCATCGCAAAGGCGAATAGGGAGAACCTCGGCGGCCGTTCAGATTGGACGACAGGGCACCTCCAAGCGGCGGCGTGGACGGGATCGAAGATCAGGGCAGGAATAATCAAACCAGGAGCTGACGTGGTTGATATTGCGTCGGCGTTCAACAGGCGCGAGATGCAGCTCTCACGCGAAGCAATCCCTGGAAGGACAGCGCAACATCTTGAGGGCTTGGAGGGGGAGCCGCTTGAGCAGTATGCCCGCGATCAATTCGAGATTGACACCGACCCCCAAGGCCGTTCCCGTTTAGCGATAGAGGGGCGGGTTCCCGTGGGGACACGTAGTGGAGAAGGGACTGGGGTGTATCAAGGCGAAACGTCTCCAGGGTATCAAGCCTCTATCGTGGCGGGGCACTCGCCAGCCCCTGGCGGGGGCACAGAGGTTTTCCCTCCGACGATGGCTAGAGCCACGCGGATAGAGGGCGGCTATGCGTGGTTACATGCCCAGGATGCCGGTGCTGGGTCACGACTCACGGAATTTCCGACAGAGAAAGAATACAATGCGATCCTCGCGTCTGAGCCGGATATCTACAAGCAGCCGATGCGCGGGGCGGAACTCACCCTCAACCGCACCCCCACCGCTGATGAGATGGAGCTGGCTGACAAGATCATGACACAGGCCGCTGGGGCGAATGATGCCGTGGCGGTGGTGTTTATTCCAGGGAAGGGCATCCGCCTCGGGAACCTCCCCGAGAGTAAGTTGAATCTGAAGCAATTCGACAGAGCGACGAGGCAGGTGGCGAGAGCCCTACAGGCGCCTCGTAAGAATGGCCGTTTTAGTAGTTTCTATATCGACAACAACTGGGGTGAGAAAACGCTCGGGCAGGAGTATTGGCAATACCTGCCAGAGCCGGGGTCACGCGCTGAACGCGAACTTCAGCGGCAGACCACGCTGGTGCGGAAGCGGGACGCCACTGAAGCAGTGCGAAACCCCTCGGTGAGGACGAACCCCCTTATTCAGGAGATTCGCGCCGTGTACGAGAAGGGCGGGTTGTCCGCGATGCAGGCGTTTGCGACGAAACGGGGTCTCCCGCTGACGGCGGTGCTGGCGGCACTGGGGCTCGGCGCTCAGTCTCAAGCATCAGACGGCGGTTCCCGCCGTAGGTCTTGAGGCGCCGGAACCAGTCCGCACCAAACGAATTATTCTCACTGACGTAGCGGGCGATGATGTCGTCAATGCGGCCAACGTCGATGTTTTTATGTTGGTGCGGCCAGCAGCGGCCGTACTCGTCATGGAGACGCTGGGGAGGGAATGTTTCAGTGTCTGGGCCAAACTGGCTGATATTCCAGTCATGAATAATTTCATCGACAGAGCGGGGTGGTCGGCGGGAAGGAGACATAACACCTCATCATGCGCGGGAGAAACCACCCACCTGGCGTGGGTTGGTGACCGTCACAGGGCCGCGCCCCTCGGGTCGTCTGGATGAGCCGATACGGCGCAGGAACGCGCCCCATCAGGGTTCAGTATATCAAACAAAGCGCCTCCTCGCTTTACCGGCGCAGGTGTGATATTTATGCAGTGGTAACTGACTGACGCTTTTGCTTGGGCGCGACTGATTCTCGCGCCGACAACCGCGCCCCGGCGGGGTAAAGGCGACAAGGGGACACACGACGCGGGGGCGTGTTTTTGGGCTTTATGCAGCCCAGGGCACGCCCTTTTTGTCATGGTCCCCCCTTTTTGACGCGAGTGCTATGAATCCTGACGCAGGGCAGGTCACCGACGGCGACATCACCATCGACTCGAATCACGAGACGCCGGATCAAATTGCTGTCGCCTTTCAGGACGATACGCCACGGGCCGAGGACGCCCCGGCTGTCGAAGCCAGTGAGCCAAGCGAGGCAGCGGGTGAGTCCCCCGAGGCAGCGCCTGCGCCACCGAAAAAGCGGACACGTCGCAATGACCCTGGCGAGGCCGTCAAGGCCGCGATTGCCAAACAGCGCGAGGCAGAACGACGCGCCGAGGCGGCTGAGTCTCGCGTGCAGGAACTCTCGGCACCACCAGCGGAGGCGCACCCCCCTTCGGAACCCGAGCCGCAGGCACCGACCTGGGAGCGGTTCAAGACGATGCCCGGGGTACCCACGGTCGATCAGTTTCAGTCCTACGAGGACTACAGCATGGCGCTGGCCGAGTTTGTCTCGGATGCCAAGCAGACCGAGTACACGGCGGCCCAACAGCAGGCGCACGAGCAACAGCAGCAAGCGCAACAGCAGCAAGTGCAGCTCGACCGCTGGTCAAAAACGCTGGAGGAGGCGCGCCAGCACGACCCCAAATTTGATGAGACCCTGAATCTTGACACGCCGATGTCGCTGCCGATGCAGCACTTGGCGATGGAAAGCCCGCACGGCATCGCGATCTTGCAGTGGCTCTCCGCACACCCAGATGACGCTCAGCGTATCTCCACGCTGCACCCGGCAGAAACCTACCGGGAAATGGGGAAATTGGAAGCCCGACTCGAAGCTGCCTCGTCCACTGAAAAAAGCGGCCCAGCCCGAGTCGTCAGTTCCGCGAAAGCTCCCATCAAGCCGCTGGGAACTTCGCCACCCGCAGAGGACCCCTTTGCAATCACCGACGATTTATCCATGGACGAACACTTCCGTCGGATGAACGCGGCAGATCGGCAAGCGGGTCTTCTGTAATTCAGGTAAAGGATGATCGATGGCTAATACACTTGCCACACCTTCTTGGACCACGAAGGAGGTTGCGCGTTCGTTCATTAACAAGCTGGTGTTTCTTGCCAATGTCAACCGGACATACGACGACCAATACGAGATTGCCGGCGCGAAGGTGGGGAACACGGTTAATGCCAGACTGCCCCAGCGTTTTACCGTCACCGACGGTCAGGCGCTCCAACTGCAGAACTTGTATGACCAGACCGTCCCGATCTCGCTGACCAATCAGAAGAACGTCGCGTTTGGGTACTCCAGTCAGCAGGCAACGACCGAGCTGGACAACATTCGGACGCGCTACATCAACCCCGGGTCTGAGGCTTTAGCGAACGCCGCTGAAGTGCTCGCGTTCAACGCGGTCTATCGGGACATTTACTCGTCGGTCGGGACACCAGGCACGACGCCCAGTGCGACCCTGACCTATCTTGAGGCTGGCGTGAAGCTGACCGACCTCTCGACCCCCTTGCGGGGCCGCGTGGCGGTACTCGACCCGCTGGCGATGAGCACGCTCGCGAACACCACCAGCTCGCTCTTCAACCCAACGGCCGTCATTGCCGAAAATTACGAAGAGGGGATGTTCGGACGAAAGCAGCTCGGCGTCGATAAGTGGCTGCAAGATCCGGTGCGCCCGACGCATACGACTGGCACCTACACGGCGTCCACGCCGCTGGTGGATGGCGCATCACAAACGGGCAGCACGCTCGCTACGGATGGCTGGGCCTCTGGGGCCGCCACGTTGAACAAAGGCGATATCTTCACCATCGCTGGCGTCAATTCCGTTAACCCCCTGTCGTACTCGTCCACGGGACGGTTGCAGCAGTTTGTCGTCACGGCGACCACGTCTGACTCGTCAGGCGATATGGCGACGTTGCCGATTAGCCCGAGCATCATCACCTCTGGTCAGCTCCAGACCGTGGATGCTTCACCCGCGAACAATGCCGTGATTACCGTGCTAGGTACGACGGCAGCGGCGGGTGGCACCCTGGCGACCACGACCAGTCCACAATCGTTTGTCTACCACCCTGACGCCTTCGCCTACGTAATGGCCGACCTCATGAAACCAGGGGCCGGGGCTGAGTCCACTACAGTGCGATCCAAGGCACTCGGATTTTCCATCCGCATGGTCGAGCAGTACCAGATCGGTACGGACCAAAACCCAAGCCGTCTGGATATCCTGATCGGCGCGGCCACTATTCAAGCGCGGCTTGCCGCGAGAGTGTGGGGTTAATTATGGCACTAGCGACAACAACACTATCGTCCGCCGTTGCCGTCGATGACACGTCTATTGTCGTCGCGTCAGCGACCTCATTTGACGCAGGACGCTTGGTCCTCGTGGACAATGAGGTGATGCAGGTCGCGCAGAACTACAGCTCAGGCACCACGGTTGATGTGATGCGTGGCGTCAACGGAACAGCGACCAAAGCCCACGTAATCACGAGCAATGTGTCGCATGGAGAGGCGACCGATTTCTCGACGCCTGCCGCGCAGGAGATCGTCGGTTACCAAGCCTCACGGGCGACGGTGATCACTAGCATCACCGCCACTGGCACCTTGACGTTGCCGACAGCCGGGACCGATGCTCGCGTGATCCTTAACGGGACCAGCGTGATTGCGCTGACCATCCCGGTGCCGACCAAAGATATGGACGGGACGCTGTTGACCATCGTGGGCAACGGCGTGGCGGCCCATACGCTCACGTTTACGGGAGGGCTGTCCGGTGCTGGCACATCCTATGACGTGATCACAACCAACTCTGCGGCTCCGATTGCATTCACCGCGATTGCGTGCAACGGATTGTGGAACTCGTTTGTGGCGACCCCGATGGCGGGGACGGTCACGAACATCACAGGCACCGTGGCCTAACATCACACAGAGAGGGGGGTCACACTGTGGCCCTCCGCTCTTTTTCACGAGGGGATACATGGGGATTGTGCATAACCCGGATTCGGACTTCGCCAGGGAGCTGGAGAAATGGAACCAGCCGACGACCAACGGCGGATTTGGTGCGGCGAGATTTGAAGAGTATCCGCTCATGGTGTACAAGGCGTTCCAGCGGGAGAACGGGAAGGTGATGTGCGGCGACCCCCGTGCCTCGGTAGGGGATGCTGACGGCGAAGCCTTTTCGCGGTCATGTCAGCTTGTCGTGCAGAGCAACGATGAGCGCGACCGGGCACTCTCAGATGGCTGGTCCGCGTCGCCAGATCAGGCGCTTGAGAAATTCGAGCGTGATTTGCAGTCCATCGCTGAGGTGACCGCGCAGCGACACTTTGCCGATCAGGGACTCAGTGATCTCGCCAAGGCCGAGGCGACGACGGCGGATGCGGCGACCCATGCACAGGTGCCGGCGGTGCCGATTACGCCGGTCAAGCGGAAGCGTGTGCGTCCGTCGCGCAGTAAGGCGAAGGGGTAACACATGGCCCAAACCAGCGGGACGTATAACCGGTCGGTCGTGATTACGAAAAGCGACACCGTAAACTTCGATGGGTCCACGTATTCTGCCGCTGCCTCGACGAAGGCCATTCCGGCTGATGCCATCTTCGTCGGAGGCGCTGGTGTTGTGGTCGCGATTTTCGAGGATGGCAGCTCCGCGCCATTCACCGTGTTGGCCGGCACCGTACTGCCGCTCAAGTGTATTCGCGTGAATAGCACCTCCACGACAGCGACACTCATGAATGCGCTCTATCAAGTGTAATGACTGTCAGCCAGCTCATCACTGCGGCCCTGCAAGACTTGCGGGTGTTACAGGTCGGAGAGACTGCGTCAGCGAACGACGCGGCGTATGGGCTCAACCGACTCAATGACTGGATCGACGGCCTCGCGACCGAGGGCTTGACGGTCTATAGCCGAGCGCGCACGCTCTGGACGATCTCAGCAGCTACCAGTTACACGATTGGCACCGGGGCGACGATCAACTGTGCGCGCCCCACGGGTCCACTGGCTATCGACAACGTCGGCTTTCAGGACACGTCGGTCTCACCGACGATAGAGTACAACCTGGGGCCGGTGCTGACAGAGGACGCCTACGACGGGATCGCGCAGAAAGCTCTCACGTCTGTCTATCCGCAGGCCGTGTACTACAACCCCACGTATGATTCCGGGTTTGGTCTCATTCGCCTGTGGCCGATCCCCACCAGCACCACGCTGCAAGGCGTGATCTATACCCTGGTGCCCGTGAGCGAATTTACAGCCATCAGTGACACGATTGCGCTGCCGCCGGGGTATCGCCGGTTCATGCGGACCAATCTCGCCAAAGAATTGGCGAGCGCGTTTGACTCGCCGCTGACGCCGGATATCCAGCAGGCCGCAGCGGAAAGCAAGGCCGACGTGAAGCGTGCCAACGAGCGGTTGATGGACCTCTCCAGTGGCGTGGCAGGACTCATCTTTGGTGGCGCCGGCCCGCACTACAATATCTATTCGGACACATAGACATGCCGCAATATTCCGGCTTTGTCTACGGGTCAAACGAACAGCAGAGCCCGTGGGCTGACTGTGAGCGCACGGTCAACTGGTACCCCGAGCCGACCCAGGCGTCGTCGTCGCCACACGTCGCTGCGCTCTATCCCTGTCCCGGACAGGAGGAGTATGTCCGGGTCGGTGACATCAATGGTCGCGCCCTCTTCGCCATGTCGGGCAACTGCTACGCCCTGATGGGGTCGAGCCTCTACAGGGTGCTTGAAACGGCCACCGCGTCGATTGTCACGGACGGGACAGGGGTCACCAATGACCCCAATCCCGCAAGCATTGCGAGCAATGGGGACGGTGGCGGCCAGATTCTGATCGGCTCTGGGACGAACGGGTACCTGTTGACGATTGCGACCAATACACTCAGCGCATCGATCAGCGCGCTCGCCGGGAAATGCACGATGGTCGGCATGATCGATGGCTACTTCTTGTCCTTCGACAGCGCCGAATCCAAATTTTACATCTCTGCTTTGAACAACGGCGCAAGCTGGGACGCCACACAGTATGCCCAGCGCAGCATTGCCCCAGACCCCTGGAAGGCGATGGTCGTGGACGGCAATCGTCAGATTTGGCTCATTGGCGAACAGACGGGCGAGGTCTGGTACGACGCTGGGACGAGCCCGTTTCCCTTCGCGCCCGTGCCGGGGTCGGTGTTTGGCTATGGCACATCGGCACCGTATTCAGTCAAACTGGCTGGCGACAAAATGGTCTGGCTCTCCCAGACGGCAGAGGGCGCGGGGATTGTCGTCGCCGCGACCGGCCTGGTTCCACAGCGGGTCAGTTCGTACGCGGTCGAGACCGCCATCGCCGGCTATGCCAGAACCAGCAAAATCACCGACGCGGAAGCCGTCGTCTACAGCGACCAGGGCCATCTTTTTTACTGCCTGACGTTTCCAGCGGCCCAGGCGACCTGGGTCTTCGACCTCTCGACGGGTCTCTGGCACGAGCGAGGCGTCTGGGATGTGAGCAGTGGCAGTTATGCGATGTGGGGACCGCGCAGCCACTGCTATGCGTTTGGCAAGCATCTCGTCGCTGACCGCACCACGGGACTCATCTGCTCGATGGATACCGCCTTCACGACGGAATGCAACGGTGACCTGATTCGTCGGCTGCGCGTGCCGCCTCCGCTCTGGCTGCAAGCGGGGGCCGCACGTCGCCTCTTTGTCTCTCGTCTGGAGCTGTTGCTGGAACCGGGTCTCGGTGCCGTCTCTGGGCAGGGCGTCGATCCCCAGGTCATGATGCGGACGAGTACGGACCTCAAGACGTGGAGTAATACGCAGCTCGCTGCGGCCGGGGCGCAGGGGACGTTTGGCACGCGGGTGTATTGGACGCGACTGGCGAGCTCCGACCGTGCCTGGGTGCCAGAAGTGACGGTCACTGATCCGATTCCCTGGCGGATTGTGGGGGCCAACGTGGAAGGACGCAACATCCAAGGACGGGACTGATGGATGCTCAGCATAGCGCCGACACCGGAAGTCGTAGTCGAGCCGGCCGTCGTGGAGCGCCGGATCTCGGGGCGCGTCACACAGGTGATGCGGTACTGGCTGCTCTCGATGGTGGACCGGTTGAACGCCACGCCGCAGACGCTGGACACCGTGCAGCTCTCCACGCAGGCGGCATCGATCAGCGCGACGAATTTTGCGATCCTGTCGGTGTCACCAGGCGTGTATCGGCTCTCGATGGGAGCCAGGATTTCCCGAGCGGCGACGACCAGCTCGTCCCTGACCGTGACGTTCGGGTGGACCGCGTCGGCAGTTGCTTGCACGACGAGCAGCACGGCGATGACGGGGAACACGACCGCGACCGTGGGCACTCTGACGATCCTGGTGCGCGTGGACGAGGCGACGGCGATCACGTATGCGACGACCTACGCGAGCGCGGGGGGCACGACGATGCAATACAGCCTGGACGTGTCGTGCGAGCAGCTCGTGTAATCCGACCGGCCACGCTTGCGGATGTGCCGGCCCTGGTCGTGATGGGGCAGCAGTTTGCCCAGACAGAGATGTATCGGGATGTGCTGCGCGAGAACCCTGAGCAGATGGCAATTGTCGCGACGAACCTCATTGAGGATGAGAGCGGGACGGTGCTGGTCCTTGAGCGAGACGGCGTCCTGATGGGCATGATCGGACTCGTCTGCACTCCGCATTTCCTGTCTGGCGACATGTATGCTGGTGAGGTGTTCTGGTGGGTCACGCCGGGACAGCGCGGTGACGGGGTCCGACTCCTGCGCTCGGCGGAATCGTGGGCCATCGAGCGCGGGGCCAAGACGCTACAGATGATCGCCCCCACCGAGCGCGTCGGACAGTTCTACGCCCGGATGGGATTTCGAAGGACGGAAATCTCCTACCAGAAGGAGTTAGTGGCATCATGAAGTCGGCGGTGCTCGCAGCGGAAGCATTGACCGCGCAGGTCTCACATCGTCTGATGGCGCTGGCGGAGGAGCGCCTGGTGCCGCATGAGGCGTCCGAGGGCACCGAGGTGGTCCCGGACATCCGCGTCTATGACAATGTCTTGCCGGACCCGGAGGGCTATCGTGCGTTGGCGTTAGCGCATGCGTTCCGCACGTTTACCATCGGCAATGTGGAGTGGCGTGGGTTCGCTGAGTGTGAGCCATCCGGTCTGACGGACTGGTTGCAGGACCGGCGTCCAGACCTGACGGCGACGTTGTCATTGCTAAGGCAGAGCCCCAAGGGTCAAGCGGAGCCTCACTACATCCACACAGACCGGAGCATGGGGGACTGGACGGCTATCTTGTATTTGACGCCGTCTCCCAAAGCAGGGGACGGGACCGACTTTTGGCGACACCGCTGGTCAGGTGTCACGGAAAGCCGTGCTGAATCCGCGACTGAAATGGCGCAGGAATCACAGGCATGGAGTGACCGGGATCAATGGTCCCTGCGGCTACACGTCGCGTCCCGGTTCAATCGCGTGGTCCTGTTCCCGGCGGAATACTTCCACTCCCGTGCCCTGTATGAGAACTATGGGGATGGCGACACGGCCCGATTAACGCAGATCGTGTTCTGCGAGAAGAAGGACACATAACATGTCTGTCACAATGTCAACAGGACTCTTGATCGGTTCAAGTATTGCTAGCGGCGTTGGAGCATTAGGGGCTGCCAAGATGCAGAGCGGTGCGGCCGGTCGATCCGCACAACTCACGACCGACGCGGCCAATCGGGCCGCTGAATTGCAGCGTCAGACGGCGGCTGAGCAACTGGACTACGTCAAGGACCAGGCACGCATGGACCGAGAGTCCGCACGCTGGGCAGATCGACAGAATTACGGACTGTCCAAAGCTGAAATGATGAATAGGTTTTCCCAACGCGGTGACACCGCGACCAACCGGCGAGCGGAGCTTGTATCGGCTGGCCTCAGCGGGGACAAGCGGTATGGGGCCACGCAGAACCAACTGAACACCATGCGTGCGCTGATGGGTATGCCGAATAAGGAGCTTTCTGCGTATGTCCGGCCCGAGGCGTTGCGCCTGACCGCCCCGGTGTTGCCGGACTACGTGGAAGACCCCACGCAGTATACCGTCGATGACGAGGACGTGGTCCCGACGACCACCGCCCGTCGCCGGGTATAAACACGGACGGCGCGTCGAGAGGGAGACAACGCGATGGCGAGTAACGACAACCGAATCCGGCAGGCATACAACGAGTATTTGGGGCGTCCCGCGTCAGCATCAGAGGTCGAGGGATGGGTGTCTGGCCGCTACCATGGAGGCGGAATCGATGACTGGGTGCAAGCGATCCGCAACTCTGGAGAGGCACAAACCTATGCGGCACGTCAGCGTGCAGAGACTGCGCCTCGGGTGACATCGAACGTGCCGGACCTGGAGGAGTTTGATCCGGGTCCGCCCCCCATTGATCCTGGCAGCGAGCAGCCGGACGCTCCGCCACCGTATGAACCGCCTGGATCGAGAGACCTGGATCGCGAACGGGCGAGAGATGCATTGCAGGCGGCGTACCGCGACCATCTTGATCGAGAGATGTCCGAGGCGGACTTTGAGGGCTGGTGGTCGGGACAGTATGGCTGGGGACCAAGAGGGATTGAGGGGCTTCCTGGCTGGCTGCGTGGCATCAAGCACGAGGGAGACCGGCTGAAAGGGGAAGACAAAAAAGAGGACCCTGCCGGCGTACCGCAAAGAACAGGCCCAGCCCCGCCTGGGTGGGACCAGGCGAAGTGGGCGGACCCAGACCATCACACCGTCAAGTACGACGCGGCCGCGTTCCTCTACGGTCTCACCAAGCCGTCAGAGATTGCCGCGATGGTGAACAGTGCCGAGTTTCAGGCGCGGTTCCCCGGAGCCACCTTCAACGACAAGGACAAGATCGATTTCGGCAGCGTGACTGAAGACGGTGTCCCGGTTGGGGTGGTTGACGTACTCATGCGCGCCGATCAGGGAGGGGATACCTCGGCTGGATTATGGTGGGGTGCGGGACCGACCGGAGGAGCGACAGGACCGACCGGACCAGCAGCGCCCGGACCAGCAGCGCCCGGACCAGCAGCACCCGGACCAGCAGCGACCGGACCAACAGGACCCGCAGCGACCGGAGGATGGACGCCCGACGCCTGGGCCGCAGCACTTGTCAATGCCCAGGGTGGGAGCCCGTTACTCAATCCGGCCGCGACACAGGGACCGCCGAGTATGGGCTATGGTGGCATGGGACCGGGCGGTGGCGGCGGCACGATGGGGCAGATGATTACCCCCTACAATCCGCTCGCGACCTACAGCCCCGTGCCATATGTCCCGCCGGCTCCATTCCGACCGCCGGCTTACGAGGGCGCCACGCCGTTCGAACAAGATCCCTACGCGGCTGCGACCCCGTTCGTCGGTCCAACGGCTGCGGACATGACCGCAGACCCTGGCTACCAGTTCCGGCTGCGGCAGGGACAAGAGGCACTGGAGCGCAGCGGTGCGGCACGCGGGGTCACGAATACCGGTGGCACCCTGCGGGACATTCTGGACTACGGACAGCAAGCCGCGAGCCAGGAATACGGCAACGTGTTCGGACGGCAGCGGGACGTGTACGACCTCAACGAACGTAACCGGTTTAACGCCTACCAGGCGAACTATGGCAACGCGATGGACGCCTATAACCTGAACGAGCGAAACCGGGCTGGGGCGTTCACCACCAACGTCGCCAACGCCAGAGACGCCTACGCGATGAACCAGGCGAATCGTTTTCAGGGTTATCAGACGAACGAGTTAGCGCGGTGGCAAGAGAACCAGGAAGCGGAGGCGCGTCGGTCTGGTGCGTATGGCGCGAACCTGGGTGCCTACGAGCGACAGCAACAGTACGGGCTGCGAGCGCAGGACCAGCAGTTCAACCAGGCGTTCCGGAACTGGCAGGAACAGTACAACCAGGGCCGGATGAACGCGACGGATACCTATAACCGCATGTACGGGTTGAGCACCACATAATGCCGTTTCAATACCGACCTCATCAGAACCGCTATGTCGGGTCCATTACCGACCTTATGGGTCGTGGACGTGATGCCGAGGCCCAGGCGCTGATCACGGCTGCGAACGCACAGGCCCAAGCGGCTCAGGCCAGCGGGCAGGCGTGGGGCGGGGCGATCCAGAGCATTGGCAATACCGTCGCGGCGATCCCGGGGCAACTACAGGCGCAGCAGGACCGTGCGAGGACACTGAAGGCAGAAGAGGCGGCTACAGCCCTTACACAGGCGCGGACTGATACGCTCAGAGCAGAGGATCGTCGCAGGATTACCGACGATGCGACTAAAGCCAATGAGGCTATCCGTATCAATGCCGTGTTCGGGAACCCAGATTGGAGCCCGCAGGACTTCGTTGCCATTGCGGGTCCAGATCGTGGAATGAAGATTGCCGAAGCGTGGCATGGACTACAGAACCCTCCAACTGATTATTTGAGTCCAGATGAGCAGGGCGAGTATTTACGCAAAACAGCTCTGGGGTTTAACGCTTTGCCAGAGGCGTTAAAGCCCGAGAACTGGGCTGCTGCGCGTCAGGCGTTATTGGGTAATCCCAACCTGCAAATACCAGAAGGCAGTATTCCGATTGAGTTTGACCAAGTGTGGTTGGATCAGGCCATAGCCTTTGGTCAGGACCCGGCAGGAAGCACGCAGCGTGGAGCGGGAACTGACTATAGGTCCTACCTGGAAAGGGTCGCTCAGGGTCTCGGGGTTCCAGTTGCCCAGCTCACGCCAGAACAGGAGCTAGACGCAAGGCGACAGTACACGGCGGCCGGTTCATCACAAGCGCCACTACTGGGTCGGGAGGCAGACAGGGAGACAGCTCGGGTAATCGCTGAGGCGGTGACCAAGGGTGAACAGCCGCCTACCATGACCGGGCTGCGTAAATTTACTGGTCTAGTGCGCGAGGAGATGGCGAAGCTGGGTTACGACCTGACTGAAGCCACGCAGGACTGGAACGCGATGGGCAAGCATATAAGCACGCTGAACAGCGCGGGTCAGTTGCGTATGCGGCAGGCCACCACGTTTGCGTATCATTCCTTGGACCTTGTTGAGAAATTCGCCAATGAGTGGGATGCTGGGGGATTCCCCACATTGAACAAGATTCGGATGCAGTCGGCAATGGAGGGGGTGCTTGGGCCAGAAGCGCAGCGCATTGCCACCAACCTCAATTCTACCATTACAGACCTTGTATCTGAATTGGCGACGGTCTACCGTGGGGGGCTCTCTTCGACCGATTCAAGTATTGCGCTCGCGGCTGAGAACCTGAAGACCGAATGGTCTCATGAGGTGCTGCTCTCTGGCATCCAGTTGATGCGAGACACGTTACAGATACGGCTCAATTCTATCAACACCACAGGCGTGGCGGGGACGCCCTATAATCGGTATTCGAGAGACTCTGTCCCGGTTGATGACGTGCCCGTTGGAGGCGTTGAGATGCTCGCGCCTGACGGGGTAGAGTCAATCGTGGTCCCACCAGAAGATGTAGAACACTATGAACGCCAAGGGGCAACAAGGGTTCGGTAATGGCACAACAGAGTTGGTTTGAACGCAATGCGCCGGTTCGGCCCCAAACGCCGCCAGTCGAACCCACGGAACCGGTGTCTAGTGGATGGTTCGAGCGGAGTTCCCCGGAGGCCGTCAGGCCGCCAGACCCCGCTCAAGCACCCCGTCGGCCAGCGGTGATCCGGGCGGGACCGGGAGACCGCAACTATCGCTTCCCGGCCGATATAAAACAGGGCGGCCGCCGTTTTGTGACTGAAGCCGTGCGGGGTGCTGGCCTGCACCCTACTGATCTACGCACCGCCTTTGATGAGGCAATGAGCAACCCCGGTCTCGTTCTTGACATTGTCTCTGGGATGGCCGAGGGGGCGAAGGGTCAGGTCATGAAGTCGTGGGAGGCGCTCAAGACGGGCCGACCAGGCGATGCCCTTGGACATCTCATCTATGCTGCGGTGCCAGGGATTGGACCCGCGCTCGACCAGGCGACTGAAGATTACAAACGTGGGGACACGGCCGGGGCATCTGGTCGTATCGCGGGCATTTTTCTGTCCCTCGGGGCTGGAGCACTGGGGAGTGCGCGCACACCGCCCTTCCCGGGCCTCCGCAACAAGAATCCCGTGCAGCGCCAAGCCATAGCGTATGCCGAGCGCGAGGGCATCCCGGTGGATCTGGCAACCGCGTCTGGGAATCGGGCGGTGCGTAGTTGGCAGGAAGGGATGGAGTTTACCCCTGGTGGCATGCTTGTCGAGGCAGTGAAGAGTCCACCACGGGTGCAAGCCTTGCGTCAGTCGGCGCAGCGGCTCGCTGATGATGTGTCCCCGGCACCTGTTTCGCCAGAGGCGTGGGGCACTACCGCGAGGGACCGCGTGACGCAAGCACGCGAAGGCTACACGGCCATCGCGGACGAGGCGTATCCCGCGTTCCGTGCCGCCACCGAGGGATCCGGCCAACTCGTGGATATTGCCAAGGTTCTCGCAAGCGATCCGATGCAAAAGCTCTGGCGGCAACTGGAGAAGAAGAGGGCGGCCACTGGGGGGTTAGTGGGCCGCGAACTGCGAGCTTATTTGAAGATAAGCGATCTGCGCGACCTCCCGCCGGGGTTAGCTGACATCGGCGTCATTGACGATATTCTCGGAGACATGAAGTCGTATGCCCGCACAGAGCGTGGTCCCATAAAAGTGGTCGTGGGTGCCCTTGAGAAGCAAGTCCAAGCGGCCACAGCACTGGCGGGGCCAGAGGCGGTGGAGGCGCTCACTCGCGGCCGTGAGGCGATCAGGAACCGCGTGCGCGTCGATGCGGTCCTTGACGCGTTACCAGATGAGCCCGTGAAGGTGTTCAACCGCTTTGTCACATCGGGGGGCACCAACATTGAGGGGTTACGTGAACTCGTCGAGATTGTTCCAGACCTCGCCCCCCAATTGGGACGTGCGTGGCTGGAGCGGCACCTGGACCCGGTACTGTCTGGTGGCGGATTCGAGAAGGCACAGACGTTCCGCAATAGTTATAACAAGCTCGACAAGAATACGAAGGCGATCATCTTTGGGGGCGCTGAGAACGTCAAGGCGATGGACAACTTCACCCAACTGACCGCGCAGATGGGGAAATTAGCTAACCCGCCTGGGACCGCCGGTCAACTGATCGGGGCCGGGGCGTTCAGCACGGCGGCGGCCTATGTCAGAGAGAGCTACCCTGGCTATGCACTGCTCTCGCTCCTTACCCCAACGGTTCTTAGTGCTGTTTTCAAAAGCCCGACCGCGGTCAAGGCGCTGACGCAGGGATTGTCCATGGCGGCAGGACCAGGTCGTGGGACATCGTCTGCGAGCAGGGCCGCGTCGGCGGCGGCACTCGAACTGGTGCGGGCAGCGGTGCGCGAGTCAGGGCAACCCCTGCCGCCAGCCCCCCTCCACAATCCCGACATGACGCCGAGGGAGTCACTATCGTTCACTCCCGAGATCATGCGCCGCCGTTAGCGCATCGTAGGAGACATCCATGGCAGGCACACTGACTCCCACCCCGTATCAGACAGTTCTTGACGATGACGGGGTCGCGGTCTCCGGCGCGAAGGTGTATACCTACGAGGCCGGGACGACGACCAACGCGACGACGTATACGACCTCGGCGCTGGACGTGGCGAACGCGAATCCGATTGTCGCGGACAGTGCCGGTCGGTATGTCGCCTACCTCGCCGCTGGCGCGAACCTGAGGTTTATCATCAAGACCTCTGCTGATGTCACCATCGACGACCAGGACAATATCCAGTCGGTGCCGGGTGCCTCGGTCAACCTCGACCTTGAAGGCACGGTGGGCGAAGCCATCACGGCCGGACAGGTCGTCTATCTGTCGAGCGGAGCGGAAGCGTCTCCCCTGACGGCGGGGCTCTGGTATCTCACAGACTCGGATGCGGCTCCGACCAGTACGACCGCGCAGACTATCGGCGTGGCGGTGAGCGCCATTGCGATCAATACCTCGGGGACGATCCGTCTGGCTGGGCTGGTAACAACGGCCGGATCTGTCGTCGTGGGGACTACCTATTATGTCTCGGCGACACCCGGTGCGATCACCTCGTCAGCCCCCGCGCTATCACGACAGGTGGGCGTGGCGATGACGACCTCGACCCTGGTCCTGGCCGCCACGACGGTCGTGGCCGCGAGCATTCCTAACCCCATCAGCCAGGACCTGTTGTTCGTTGATAACACCTACGACATCGGCAAGTCGGGCGCGACCCGGCCTCGGGATCTCTTTACCTCTCGCAATGCCACGGTCGGGTCAGACATCGTCGTGAGCGGGACCGGCCCGCACGCGATTGGAGGAGCCACGGTTGACTATGTGCGGCTTGGTCTAGACGGCGCGTTTACGTCTGGGGGTGCGAGTACAGTCGCCTTTGGGACGTATACGAGTGGGGCGCTGACCGGGCATAGCGCAGACTCGGCTGCTATTGCTGGGGCCAAGCTGAACAATAGCGTGGTCACGGCTGGCAACTGCACGACCATCGCGCAGTTGTGGGTATCCGAACCACAGATTACGGTCGGCTCTGGCACGGTGACGAACTCGGCCACCGTCTATATCGAATCCGCAGCCACCGAAGGAGGAACGGCGAATCATGCCCTCTGGGTCGATAGTGGATCGACGCGCCTGGACGGCACGCTGACCGTCGGTAGTACCGCCGCCGATGCGATTGACGTAGCGGGAGGGATCAATACCGGGAGCGGGAACGTCGCCCTCGTGAATGCAGCGGGGAAAATTACGGCACTGTCTAGCACCGAAGTCGCTGATCTGAGTGGTGCCGCCCTCACGACACTGAATGCCTCCAATATCTCGTCAGGCACCCTGGCGAGTGCCCGACTCCCGACCAATGTGGATCTCGGTGGCACGCTGGATGTCACGGGCGCGACCACGCTTGACTCGACGCTTGGAGTGGTCGGTGCGGTCACGTTTAACGACGCTGCCGGAGATGTGAACCTCAGAGTCGAGACATCTGGCAACGAAAACATGCTGTTTGTGGATGGCGGAGAGGATCGTGTCGGGATTGGGACTGCGACTCCTGGTGCGGCGCTGGACATCTCACACGGCACAGGAGCACAACCGGCAACGTCTGGCGATGTCGCCACCAACACCGCGCTGAGGGTCAGCAATACCGGCGCAAACAACACAGTGCTGGATGTGGGTGCGGACTCGGCAACGCAGACCTCTTGGATTCAAAGTCGTAATCGTGGGAACTTAGCTGCAGGTGGAAGTTATGTGTATCCGATCCGCCTGAATCCCAACGGCGGCGATGTTCGGGTTGGTGCTGGTGTTACCTTCAACAACGACACCGCTGCGGCGAACACCCTCGACGATTATGAGGAAGGCACATGGAGTCCTATCCCAAGGGGATCGACTGGTAGCGCCGGAACCGCCGCGGATAACATGAATGGCAACTACACCAAAATCGGGCGCTTGGTCGTCGCTACCTGTTACGGAGTTTTGACGAATCTTGGATCGTGGACTGGGTCTTTTGAAGTTGCTGGCTGGCCATTTACCCATGGTGTCGGTCAAGTCACGCAGGGGTCCATCGGTCAATTTCCGTTCGGGACAGATGGAACGTCTGCCGGGTCGTGGAGGACGGTGATGTTTCCCGCAGGCGGCACGCATTGCAATTTTCGGGAGGGCTATAACATGGACACGGTGACACCCTATAGTCAGATTCACGGCACCGGGTTTGCCATCTCAGTGACCCTCTCCTATTACGCCTAGTGGATGCTAGGCGTGGAAGGAAAACATGGCTATCACAAAAACAATCGTGCCAGACAAGATTGAGGTGCTGGAACTAGGTCCGGTGCAGGTGAGGACCGCCACGGTTATCGAGGAAGATGGCGTGGAATTGACGCGCACGTTTCACCGGCACGTACTTGTTCCCAGTGACAAGCGATCTGGTAGCTGGGAGGACACAGACATCTCTGGCGAAGATGCACGGGTGCAAGATATTTGCACTGCTGCATGGACACCCGAGGTCAAAGCCGACTACCAAGCGTGGCAGGATGCACTCAACTCGGGGTCATGATCTCCATCTCCTGGGCCGAAGTCGCCGCAATTGTTACCGCGGTCTCCGTCATTACCGGCGCAGCCGCGACCTACGTGCGCCTAGCCACCGTCAATGCGGTGCGGGAGATCCTCAACGAGCGACTCAAGGACTACATGGGGCGGGAACTGGTGGAAACCAGACTCCAGTATCTTGGAACCGAGATGAACTCGGTGCGGAAGGACATTGACTCCCTCACCCATATGGTGCAACAGCTCAAACAATGATGCCCCATTTAAATTATCTGTCTGCCATCCGGCGTGCGCGGGAAGCATACCGTGCCCGATTGGATCGGGAGATTGACGATCACGGGCTGGCCTCGACGCTCCTGCTGCAACTGGAGCACGACTACACCTATGATGATCTGATAGCCTGGATCGAGCGGAGCGCAGAGTACCGAGCGCGGGAGGTTCCGACCACCTCACCTACCTTGAACGCTGCCGCTCCGCTCCCTCCCCTCACGGGCCACCTGAGCGTGGATGGCATGGCCTATGTCGATGACACGGGCCGTCGCATCCCGCTGATGTGTCATGTCGGCGATCTCCTGATGTTGTTTGTCGAGGGGAGGCTGGAGAACGACAAAGAAAAAGAGCAGCGGGTCCATAACGCCTTCACCGACCTGCGCGATCATGGCTACAGCGGCTTGCGATCATGGTGGAGTATTCGGTGGGGAGATGAACCCAATGCCTACTGGGGGTCGCGTCGGCTGAATCCGTCTGACCACGCGCACCGGCAAATGATCGCAGAATGCCTACGCATTGGGGCCGCAGACTATGGGCTCCAGTGGCATCTCGCCCTGGGGTCAGCGGCAGAGGTGTCTCCCCATGCGATGTCTGAAGCGTGGCACTGGCTGGGGGATATTGTGCAGGCACACCCCACCTGGTTTGCGCTGATTGAAGGCTTGAACGAGGCGTATCACAACGGGGAATCCGATCCAGAGGTGGTCGAGCGGTGGGTGAACATTTCCCGACACAAGACGCCAACCGTGCTGCACGCCCTCAGTGCTGCGGATGGGGCAGCGGGGAGTGAAGAAGCCGACGAACTCAAGAAGTGGACCCCCAGTTGGCAACAGGTCTATCTCGTCCATGCGAGCCGTGCGAATCACTGGGGCGATCAGACGAGGCATGCCTTCTCCACAGGCTACAAACGAGCACCACGGCGGCTGGGATGGAGCGGCGAACCACCGGGGATACAGTGGGGTGAACACACACGGGTCAGCGGCATGAATTATCCGGAGGAATGGACCCGCAATCCCTGGCGTTATGCGTTCTACCTGGCTGTCACGGCGCTGTCCCGGCAGGTGCCGACCTATATGTGCAGTCACGGCGTCTGTCTGGAGGGGCGTCTGCGCGACGCACCAGGATTTGCCCTGGCTCCCCGCTTGATCAGCGATCTGCCGCCCGACCTGATGGCCTACGACGAACTGTTTCATGGGGGTGAGACCCACAAGCATCGGCGCGTGATCGAAGCCCCCGAGCACTGCCGCGCCGAGCATGCGAAACATGCGGACGGGTCCTGTGTCATCGCGGTCTACCCGGAGCGCCCTGGGATTACCGAGATGGACCTGATCTTTGAGCGGCCATGGAGGGGGAGACTGCACGATGCCTATGGCTACACAGATATGGCGATTGCGCGGGGTGCGACGATCCGTCGGGACATCTCCAATGGCCTGCTGTGTGTTGGGGAGGTGCTCTGATGGTGTCTCCACTCCAACCGAAGGAGGAATAGAATGTCTACGCCCTCAGAGTCCACGAGCGCGACCACAGAAAGCCTGCTCACGCTCATCGGGAGCCAGACCGTGATCATTTCACGACAGGCCGCGCTCATCACCAGCCACGCCGCTCGCATCGCTGAGCTGGAAAACGCTACGGCGAGCAGTCGGGTCACGACGACCGCGTTCGACCCCGAGTAGCGATGCCCCTGGCCTACAAGTCTGGCGTGCGCGTACGGACCAGGACGCTCGCCTTGGCGCACATCGAGAACAGCGCCCTCGCCACGCAGACTGAGCTGGGCTACCCCCGCGTGCTGGTGGCGACATCGATTAATGACAGTCGTCATATGGAAGGATCAAAACACTACACCGACGAGGCCATCGACTGGCGCACGAAGGGACCGGCCGCAAACACGATGGGATCTACTGCTCGCAAGCAGCGGTTCCGTCGCCGGCTGACGGCCCTACTGGGTGACCGGTTTACGGTGATGTTGGAAGGGCTCGGCAAGCCGCACGAGCATATCCATGTCCAGGTCAAAAAAGGAGCACATTATCCATGATCCGAAAAACGAAGGGCGGACACAAGGTCGTCTCCAAGAAGGGCAAAAACCTTTCCAGGCCAGGACTGAGTAAGGCTGCGGCCACCAAGAGATTGGCACAGGTCGAACATTTCAAGCGTAAGGGGTGATGAATCCGTTCAGGTTTTTGCGGCTCTACAGCAGCGTGAGTCGCGTGCTGGCACTGATCCAGTCAGCGTCAGCGTCATACAACGAGGGAGGCGCTATGAGTCGCAGTTTGTTTGTGAGTAAGACGTTCTGGCTGAATTTTTTAACCGCTGCCGTGGAGGTGACAGGAGCCCTATCGAGTGTCATTCCGCCCGGTGCGCTCACGCTGGTGTTGGCGGGCTTGAACGTGGCTATTCGGATTATCACTCACGGCCCCGTGCATGTACTCACGCAAGCGGGTGACGACGACGCGTAACGATTCACAACAGGAGGAGTACCGATGCCCAAGGTAACCACGTCGAAGGGGACGAAGACTTACAAATCCGTCTCAGCCGCGAAGGCACAGGCCAGGAAGAACGGGGGCAAAGTGTCTCGGGTGAAGGGCAAGAAATACACTAAGTGACCCGGCGTTCCACGGGCGCGTCTGCTTCCCAGGTGTGCGAACAGACCGAGCAGTAAAATGACCATCGGTCACCGGTCAGGATGACATCGATACTGCGGTCCTCTCCGCATCGGGGGCAGTCAGCGATTGGAGGTGCGCCTCCGCTCATGCGTCCCCCTGTGGGGTGTAGCGATACTCGCTCACCCTCGCACCGTCTACGGGCCTGATTCTGTTTTCGATCTGCATCCCGAGTTGCACGCGACACTCGGAGACTCGCGTGCGCCACGCATAGACGCCGCCGACGCCGGCCAGGGCGAGGCCGTTGATCCACCG